CCGGGTATCAATTGGGATACCCGGCCATACCTCCAACGTGCTTAGCACGCTCATTGAGCGTTAGGAGATGAAGATGGGAACCCCTGTTCGCTTTCCTTTTGGTGTGACCAACAACGTCAAGGCAAATCCCCTGGGTATGATGGGCCTGCCTGATCCGACGAAGTACCACACCTTCTTCGACGACTTCGACAAGTACACCGCCGCCGACTGGACGATCACGACGACGGAAGGTGGTTCTGGTGATGCCACGGAAGCGGTGGCAGACGCCAACAACGGTATCCTGGTCATCACGAATGATGGCGCGGATAACGACTGTGACTGGTTCCAGAAGGTTGGTGAGACCTTCCTGTTGGCCAGTGGGAAGAAGCTGTTCTTCAAGTCCCGGTTCAAGGTTTCGGATGCCACGCAGTCCGACTGGATCATGGGCCTGCAGGTCACGGATACCACGCCTCTGGATACTGGTGGCGATGGTGTCACGGACGGCATCTTCTTCCAGAAGGACGATGGTGACACGAACATCGACTTCTACGTGCAGAAGGATGCATCGGGTGGCCAGCTGACGAATACGGCTGTCACGACGGCAGCCGCCGACGACACGTTCATGACCCTGGGCTTCTACTTCGATGGAGCCAGGTATGTGGATGTGTACAAGGACGATGTGCTGGTGTACGTCGCGGACCTTACGGCTACGCTCTCCACGTACCTTCCGAATACGGAGCTGACGATTAGCTTCGGCATCCAGAACGGTGCGGCCGCCGCGAAGGTTCTTTCGATCGACTACATCTTCGTAGCGCAGGAACGGTAATTGTTCCCTTGGGGGGCGAGGGTCTCACGCGTAAGCATATGTGAGAGTCTCGCCTCCCGAGGGGGCTTGGGAGGCTGACCATGACGATTACTGTAGCTGGGGCATCAACGCCAGCCCGCATCATCAAGATGGCCCTAAAGGATGCCGGGTTAATCCAGGAAGGTGAAACCCCTACGGACGAGGTGTATTCGGATTCGTTGAATCGCCTGAACGATCTGGTTAACCTAGAGCAGACCCAAGGACTGAAGCTGTGGCTTCAGTACGATTTGGAGATTCCGCTCGTTGCGGGGCAGGCGACGTACACCATCAAGTCTGGTGGCAACGTCAACCTGACGCGGCCCACTCGATTGCTTGATAGTGGGTACTACCTGGACGCGAACAACTTCCGCAGGAACATCATTCTGATCGACAGAGACACCTACATGATCCTGTCGAACCCGACGGGGCAAGGCCCCATCACGCAGTATTTCGTGGACAAGCAACTCACGCAGATGGCCGTGACATTCTGGCTGGTGCCGGATGCAGAGGCTGCGACGGGCAAAGCGCACATCTTGATCCAAAACCAAGTGGCGAATGTGTCCACCATTGGGGAGACTATGCAGTTTCCCCCTGAGTGGTTCTTGTGGTTGAGGTGGGCACTGGCGATGGATCTGTCCGTTGGCCAGCCCGAGTCGGTGCAGGCACGCTGCCAGAACTTTGCAATGGCATACCGCGAGGCCTTGTGCAATTGGGATGTGGAGGACGCTCCGACGATGTTCGCCCCCGACCAGAGGATTGCCTTCCAGGGGAATAGCTTCCGATGAGCCCGCAAGCTAGCACGGTTGCCCACCCACAGCGGGTGCCGCTGATCACTCATTTCGGCAACCGAGATGAGGGGTTGACGAAGGACGCGAAGCTGGTGAATTGCTTCGCCGAGAAGGATTTGAGTACTGGTGAGTACCAGATCCAGAAGAGGGTGGGACTGTCTCTCAAGTACACCATACCTGGTGCAGGACTGGGGATGTACAACTGGGATGGAGTTGTGTATTCTATCTGGGGCGGAGCGTTGTACCGAACCCCATTGGTGGGCACTGGTAACGAGTTCCTAGGCAACGTCGACAGCACCAATGGGCGGTACTTCTTCGTCCAGTTGCGGGGTAATCCTGCGCGGCTCGTGTTTGGCAATGGCGTCAGGATGTACTTCACCGAAGGAACGACGATCGAAGAGATCGAGGACTACGTTCCGGTCTATGCAGGGTCCTTTGAAATTGATCGTTCGTACACAGTCATCACGCCGGGAGATACCGATTGGGTGGCTATTGGGGCGGCGGCAGAGCCTGACCCATCCGTCATCATCCCGTCAGTGTCGATGGTGGCGGGAGAGTCGTATGTAATCTACAGCCTGGGAACTCGCATCAAGAGCCCCTTTGGTGGGTGGATTGACCTTCGAACGGACTTCACTCTGTACGGCGCTTCGTCCAACACAGTGGGATTGAGCTTTGTCGCAACAGGACCAAGCACTCCGATTGAGAATGGAAGCGTTACCCCGATCCTCCCCGTAGGAACCTCGACGGTGTTCACTGCGACGGGGGCTGGAGAGGGGACTGGCACCGCCGCCCTCAACGCGACCAGCCTCACCGCAGGCGTTCGCTACATGATTAACCAGGTGGGTACTACCGACTTCACCACGGTGGGAGCTGTAGTTAACACCCCCGGAACAGTGTTCATTGCGACGGGACCTGCCACTGGTGACGGTAACGTCTACATCCAGAATTCGTTCCCTGCAGATTTTTGCAAGGGCTTCGTTTACCTCGACGGCACGCTCTACGTAATGGACCCAGAGGCAAACATCTATGGAACAAAGAACCTCGACGATCCCACGATCTGGGATCCCCTGAACAAGATCGTCGCGAGAGTCGAACCAGATGGTGGAGTGGCTCTGGCTAAGCAGCTGGTCTATGTGGTTGCTCTGAAAGAATGGACAACGGAGGTTTTCTATGACGCGGGGAACTTCCCAGGATCTCCGTTGGCGCCTGTACCGGGCGCTAAATCCCCCTACGGGTGCGTCTCGGCTGACTCGGTACAAGAGATTGATGATGTTCTGTTTTGGATGTCTTCGAACAGGACAGCCTCCCCCCAAATCGTCTGCATGGAAGACCTCAAGGTCAGGGTTGTCTCGACGCCGAATGTAGATAGGCTGCTTGAGAACGCCCACTTTGACGAGATTTTCTCGTGGACCTTTAAGCACGGTGGCCATAAGTTCTACGGGATCACAGTTAAAAACATTAACTTGACGCTGGTCTACGACATCGACCAGCAACTGTGGTACCAGTGGACTGACGTTAACGGCAACTACTGGCCGATTGTCTACATGACCTTCGACGAGGATATGGAACATATCGCTCAGCACGAAACGAACGGAGATTTGTATTGGCTTGAAGGTGACTACGAGTACCCCGATGATGCGGGAGATGTCTTCACGGTGGAGATTGTCACGCCGATTGCTGACTTTGGAGTGGACCGCCGAAAGGTCCTAAACCAAATGCGGTTCAATGGCGACAAGCAAGCTGACAGTATCCTCACCGTCGAAGTGTCGGACGATGACTATGGGACCTGGAGTGCCCCCCGGTCGGTTAACCTCTCGCACTTTCGACCAATCCTCTCCCAGTGTGGGACGTTCTACCGCAGAGCCTGGCGATTCCGCCATCAGGCCTCGACCAGGTTCCGCATCCGTTCAATCGACCTGCAGCTTGATGTAGGTAGCCTCTGATGGGAAATGCACTTTCAAATCCTCCAACCATGCAGCCTGCTGTTACGGATGGGGTGTCAAAGGTTGGAACCCACATCTTCACGGAGATCTGGAAAAGGTGGTTCATCGACCTGGCGAAGTTGGTCAACGACAATGCGCAGGTTGGAGAATCGGTTACTGTGGATCTGGCAGCTATCACGCCAGGCGGCACCGCCGGCTCACTGACGTTTGAACATGGAAAACTTACCAGCTATACCCCTCCAACCTAAGGCAATTATCTCGCGAGAGATGGTCGCTTGGGTACAAAAGGAAGTGTCAAAGCTTCCTCAGTACGAGCCTGTTACCTCCCATTATTTCGCTGATGGGATGTACTGCCGTGTTGTGTATAGGGAGGCTGGTGTAATCACCGTGGGCAAGGTCCACAAGAAAGAACACTTTTACATGGTGATTGCTGGTGCGATTCGTGTCACCACCGACGACGGCGTGAAAGATCTTCACGCTCCCGCAGTCCTGGTATGTTCTCCAGGTACTAAG